TGTAAATCAATTAATTTTTGCCAACATATCAGCAATTATTTTAATATATTTTGTATATAAACACACAGGTCTTAAAAATATAAAAGATTGTTATGGTATGCTTTTTACAAAAAGTTATTGGACCGATTATAATACAATAGAATTTTTAAGTTGGTTTACAAAAGCTATAATTATTATTCCTGGTTTAATATTTGGTGTATCTTTATGGCATTTATTTTTTTTGACACTGATCACAAGTTTAACTTTGATATGGGCTTCAAATAAAAAACTTTTACCTACTTTAGTTGGATTTAATACACTGTGGGTATGGATCTCTTGTATGGTATTATCCCAACATTTAATAAAATGAACTCAAAAGAATTTTCACTAGAAATAGAAAAGATAGTACAGGCTAAAAAAGGTATTACCTATATGGACGCCGTGTTAAAGTATTGCGAAGAAAATGAAATAGATCCAGGTACAGTTGCACCTCTTATCAGTAAAACATTAAAAGATAAGATTACAATAGAAGCACAGAATTTAAATTATATACCAAAGACAGGCCAGTTACCAATATGAAAATATTATCATTTAATATATCACACAATGGTTCTGTTTGTTATTTTGAAAATAACAATCTAAAGTTTTTTTGTCAAGAAGATAGATATAATTTAAAAAAAAACTGGTCACCAACAGTAGATGATTGTAATTTTATATCATTAAGTAAAAATAAATATGAAAATCCTGATATTGTTTGTTTTGCATCTTATGATAGATCTTTAAATCCTATAAAAAATGATGAAGATATTATAAAAAAAATATTAAATAATATAAATTTAAAAAATTATTTTTTTGATAAATCTCTACACCACATTTATCACGCCATATCAGGATTTTATTTTTCAAAATTTGAAGAAGCTATGTGTTTAGTGGTTGATGGTGCAGGATCTCAACCATTATCAACTTTTCCTACTTATCAAGAAATGGAGTCAATTTTTTATATAGATAAGAAAACGGTAGAAAAAAAATTTCAGCATTTGTCTAATAGAAGATTTTGTAAAGTCGATCAAAAAATAGGAAATTATTCAAATTACGTTTGTGAAGAAAAAATTAATAATATTTTTTACAAATTTTCTTCAAATTCTGTTGGAGGTTTAGAATTTAACATAGCTTGTTTAAGAGCAGGTATGAGAGGAATTGACGCTGGAAAATTAATGGGTCTATCTAGTTATGCTTATACTGATGATAGATATGATGTAGATTATTTTAAAGTAGAAATTGCTAAAAGAGCACAAGAAAAGACTTTTAGAGATACTTGCGAATTGATAGAGAGAAGTCAAAGAATTAGTAATGTAAAAAACATTATATTATCTGGTGGTTATTTTTTAAATTGTGTAAATAACTTTGAATATGTTAAAAAATATCCTAATTTAAATTTTTTTGTTGATCCTATACCTTATGATGCGGGAACAGCAATAGGAGTATCATTGTATTATGAAAATTATAAAAAGTAAAGAAAAAGCTGTTGAGTTATTATTGGAAAAAAACATTTTAGTAATATATCAAAATGAATCTGAATTGGGTAATAGAGCTTTAGGTTTTAAATCAATTTTATACGATCCTAGAATTAAAGATGGTAATTTAATTATTAATAAAATAAAAGGTAGAGAGTGGTGGAGGCCTTTAGCAGGAACTGTTTTATTTGAAGAAAAAGATAAATGGTTTAATTTTTACACACTAAAAGAATCTCCATATATGAGTTTTGCTGTCAAAGTTAATGAGGACATTAAAAATAAAATACCTTCAATAACACACGTGGATGGGACTTGCAGAATACAAACTTTAAAAAAAATAGAAAATAAACATTTTTACGATTTGATTGAATCATTTTTTTTAAAAACAGGTGTACCTATTTTATTAAATACATCCTTTAATTTAGCTGAATATCCTATCGTAGAAGATTTTAATATGGCTACTATTACTATGGAAAAAATGAATTTAGAGTATATTTACATACCAGAATAATATGTATGGGGGATTTGAAGTATTTAAAACGTATCTGGCGGTTAAATTACACTTCACAACAGATAGTTATGATTACCATAAATATGAAGGAAAGGTTAATTGTAAATTAGATACTTTTACAAAAAGAAATGATCGATATTTTTTTCACAAACTTAGCACCAGATACAATCAAAATGATATATTGGGCTTTTTTGTTAGTAATTTTTTATTTGATAGTAACAAGTGGGTAAAGAGTTTAACAGGACAAGACGGCAATGATGTTTTTACAGATTGGAAAAAGCGTAAAGAGTCTTTTGAATATTATTTTCGAAATGATTGTGTATCTATTCTTAATGACTTCAATGCTCGTAATCTTTCTTTTGATAATGGCTTTCACGTATATTCTGGACAACATCCTAGATTTTTACAATTGGTTCTCTCAAAAAAAATATCATATGAGACTGCTGTTGTTTTTAACAACACCATTCAATTTAGTAGCCAGTGGGATAGAAAAATTAATGAAAAAGTGGTATGGCCAGTCCACTCTAAAAGATTAGCTAAATATGAACAGTTTGTTAAATATAATAGAACAACAATTAAATTAATAATGAAAGAGGTATTTGTCAATGGATAAAAGAATACAAGAACTTTGTAAAGAAGTAGATAGATTCAATCATACTGATAAATATTTTAATCCATATATGAGCGCATCAGATTTTTTTAGAGAATCAAGTGGCACATTGAAAGGTGAAATAAAATTCTTAGTTAAAAAGATTTTAGTTAACTTTTCAATAGTTGCCATTGTGATTGGTCTATATTACATATTCAGATAATGGTTCAGAAAGATTTAAAATTTAAATCTGAACGTGTTTTTTGTGTGGGTAATGGTGTCAGTAGAAAAAATTTTAATTTAGATAAATTAAGAACTTACGGTAAAATATATGGATGTAATGCTCTTTATAGAACATTTACACCTGATGTATTGACTTCAGTTGATCACGGCATAATGCACGAAATATATCATAATGGTTATGCTTATAAAAATGAAACTTGGTTTAGAGATTGGAATAAAGTACCAGCAGAACTTTACGATTCAATGTTATTTACAGGTTTATCAGTAAGCGATAGAGATGATGTAAAAAAATATGATATGATAAATCAAAATGTTAGAACAGATGAAAAAAATTTTGTAATGCACGGTGCTAATTTAAAAGGTCTAGTCGAAATATTACATAGAAATATTGGTAAAAAAGAAAAAAAATTTATTAATTATAATTCTTGTTGTATAAGTTGGGTAAAAGAAAATGATAAAGCACACGATTTAAAAGAAATAATGACAAATGAACAAGGTGCGGCTGTTGACCACGGATGGTCAACCGGCCCTACGGCAGCATATATTGCAATAAAAAAAGAATTGCCTAAAAAAGTATATATGATAGGACACGATTTATATAGTGATGATAATAGAGTTAATAATATATACGCTGGTACTAAACATTATGTAATACCTGAACATAGTCCTACGCCTTGCGTAAACTGGATAGACCAATGGAAAACATTGGCAATTTGGAATAATCAAATACAATTTATAAAAGTAAATGAATTTAATGATAATCGTAATCAAACGAATGCTGCTATAAGTCAATGGCACGGCATACCTAATATACGATATATTAACTTCCAACAGCTTGACAAAGAACTAGGATTGTGATATATTTAACTTATGTATATTAGAATATTAAATTATTTAATTGATAGACTTGAAAAACTACGAGATAGATTGAGAACGCCTAAAGGTATAACAGCTAAAGAATGGGCAGCTCAACATAAAAAGTGGCGAGAAAAGAGTTATAAATAATACTGATAGCGATTATACAGCTAACACAAATACAAACATACGGAGAATACAATGGACTTTAATACATTAAAAACAAGCCACTCTAACTTTGATAAACTTACCAAAGCACTAGAGGCTAACCTCAATCCTGAGGATATTAATAAACAATCAAAAGACAAATATACAGACGAAAGAATATGGAAACCAGAACTAGATAAAACTGGTAGTGGTTACGCCGTACTTCGTTTTTTACCAGCAACCGAAAAAGAAGAAATGCCTTGGGTACGAGTATGGTCTCACGCATTTCAGGACAAAGGTGGTTGGTATATTGAAAACTCTCTTACAACTTTAAATCAAAAAGATCCTGTAAGTGAAGAAAATACACGATTATGGAATACAGGTGTTGAATCTGATAAAGAGATAGCAAGAAAAAGAAAAAGAAAATTATCTTACTACTCTAATATATTTGTTGTAAGTGATCCTGCTCATCCACAAAATGAAGGCAAAGTATTCATATTCAAATATGGTAAAAAGATATTTGATAAGATTACAGAAGCAATGCAACCAGCATTTGAAGATGAACAACCAATTAATCCATTTGATTTTTGGAAAGGTGCAAACTTTAAACTAAAAATTAGAAAAGTGGATGGTTATTGGAACTATGATAAATCTGAATTTGAGCCTGTTAAGGCAATTGCTGAAAATGATGATAAGATTAAAGCAATATGGTCTAGGCAGTATGCTCTAACGCCTTTCTTGGCTCCTAGTAATTTTAAAACCTATGATGAACTCAAAGAGAAACTGAATAGGGTAATTACTGGAACGAGAAGTGCTGGAACAGTTGAAAGCGCCGAACTCCCTCCGGCTAAATCTAACGGTTCAGTAAAAAGTAATAGTAAATCTATCACATCTGCTAGTGATGATGACGATACGTTATCTTACTTTAGTAAATTGGCTGATGATGAGTAGAATCTCTCTCTACTAATACTGAAAAGGTGGCCAGTAATGGCCACCTCTTTAAATTGGTACTGTATTTAAATTAATAAAAGAACGATCAAAGTTTGTAGGTTCCATAGTCATAGCTTGTGTATTTGAAGCATTTACATTACTATTAGATATGTTAGGCGCTACAACTGTATTATTAGCTGATTTTGATTCACTAAGTGCTTGATTTTCAACACTCATCTTGTTTATATTTTCTTGTTTATATGAAGCAGGTTCAATAAATGAAGCATCTCTTATTACTTTTCTACCAGGCACACGTTGAGTTAATCTCATACCTGTATTTCTTTCAAATTCATCTGCCACTTCATCTGGTTCTTCAGCACCAGGCGACATAGCGTTACTTCTATTTTCTAATGTACCAGGTGCAACTTTTTCGATAGAACGACCTTTTTCTATTTCCGAATTAGCATCTGTTTTTGCAGCAACATCTTTTTTAGCTTCTGTTACTTTCTCATTTTTCTTATTATCGTCTTTCTTTAACAAACTAAATGGCCATATTTTACTGATACCATCAAATATATTAGCAAAGAAATCTATGACTGCTTTTATTGCTTTATATAAAGCATATATAACCACACCTACAGCAGCTACGATTAATAAAATAGGTATTAATACAAGTAAAAATTTTAAAAACCCTAACGCAAGTTTACCAACTACGCCAGCTAATTTACCGAAACCCTTAAATAAATCACCACCTAATTGTGTGATTTCTTTTCCAAAATTTTTTATTTGTCTAAATGCTTCGCCTACTGTCTGGTCTAATGGTCCGGAAACTCTTTGACCAGGTTGTATATTAGCTTTTGCTTTATCTTCTTCAAATTTCTTTTTATCTTTTGATAAATTTTCACTACGCGCTAAAACCATTTCCTCTATTTCAGCTCTTTCTTTATCACTTCTATCTAATTTTTTAAGCTCTTTAGTTTGTTTTAATATATCTTTTTCTTCATCTCTTAGTCTTTGTTCTTCTTTTTGTAATCTTTTCTTTTCTTCTCTTTCTTCTCTTTTACTTTTAATTTCTAATTTCAAAGTTTTTTCATTAACATAAGTATTAATACCTTGTTCTCTTAATATATCTCTTTCTATTGTTAATTCTTCAGTTTTTTCTTTTTGTATTCTATTAGCTTCTGCTTTATCTTCCTTACGTTGTCTATTCATATCATAAAGTTTTTGAACAGCATCACCTATTTCTTTACTATATTTACTTAAATCAACACCTAATCTTGATTGCAACTTATCAATCATTTCAAAACCTTTATCAATATCGCCTTCTCTATTTGAAGCTAATAAATCATTTACTTGTTTTAATTGAGAGTCAATGGGTAAAAATTGTTTTATGGTATTTACCGACATTTGATTAATTCTATTAGTTACAGTAGTAGCAATAGCACTTAAAGCAGAAGTTATATTTGATGTGGTTAATGGCTTACCACCTTGTTCTGTAGAAATTCTTTTTATATTTGAAACTGATCGTGCTTTATCTCTTAATGCTTCGTCTGCCATTTATTAACCTATCTGATCGTCTATTTTAATTTTTTGTTTTTTTAAAAACGATTGCTCCATTGATTGTGATATTACTTTTTTATCTTCTATTTTCTCTTGCGATCTACCATAAGACGTAATGCCTAATACCGCACCCATTGCGATATGAAAGAAACCAGCACCTTGTAACGTCAAGGGATTCCATTGTGTTAATACGACCTGATTTAAATATATTGTTTGCGCCATATTCCATAACACAGGAAACAATATAAAATCACATAAACATACAGTTAAGTATAACCAACCCATAGCAGGCCGCCATTTAGTATTAAAGTGTGATTCTTTACTCATTAACTTTTCCTTTTTTTTCTTTCCGCTTCTTCTTTTAAATGATTAATCAATAATGAAATGTAAATATCACGCTCCCAAGGTATCATATTTTCAAGCTCACTTAATGAATATTTATGATGTTGTATCAGAGCAAAGTTAGTTTCGAAGTATGCCTCTAATGAATTGTGAGCGAGGCTTATTCGAAAAAATCAGATATTCCTGTTAAAACCACCTTACTTTTTACGTTAGTTTTAGGATTTGTTACCTCTATTTCGTGTTTTAATACAGGCATTGTTTCAAAAAACTTTCTTATTTTAATAAAAGCCTCCTGTGGTAGACCTTCTAGGAACTCTCTTAATTCTTTTTTAGTACTATCTTTTGCTGGATATATCTTATCACCTTCAAAAACGTGATCTATACAATCAACTAAAATTGTAAACATCATCTCTATTTGTTGAGTGTCAATCTTACCCTTACCATAATCATAGTTTTTTAAAGTAGGGTAACCTAATACTACGCCTAGATTTCTTTTTTCATCTAAGATTATTTTATTAGTATGTTCATCATCAACTTGAACTTCAATCTTAGTTAAATCAATTTCAGTTTCAACATAAGTTTTTCCATCATCAGGACATATCGTTTTAAATTTAGATATTTCTGATACTGATTTAGCTCTTAATTGTAAAAATATATACTCTATATCAAATATAGGTAACAAATCTACTTTTAAAGCATTAAATGTACAAGCATTAATTATTTCTCTAATTGCTTCAACAATTTGTTTATTGTCGCCTGTTTCTTGTGCTATGAAAAGTATTTTTTCTTCTTTCACAAGAAAAGGTCTAAACTTAACTTTTAAATCTTGTGATGGTAGAGTCAACTCATATGTAGGCACATCAACTCGTGGTAACGTCATTATTATCTCCTTTTATTATAAATTTAGTGGTGGTAAATTGCCAAATGGAGGAAATACTCGACCACCTGTAATACCACCAATTGGTATACGTCTTTTTAGTCCTTGTAATACATCAACACCAGCACGTCTTAATTCTGGTGGTAATTTGTTTAATAGGCCGCCAAATGCACCAAAAGAACTTTTAACAGTGACATCTCTAAAGTTTGCTTGACCTAATTCTATATTGCCTGATCTATCTAAGAAGTAATTTATCCAATATCTGAAACCAAATGTTACTTGAAATGTTTGAATAGCATTATTTTCGTATGAGTACTCAACAGCACTGATAATTTTAGGATAACAATCAAATAATTTTACAGCATAAGTTACGTCATCTCTTTCATTACGGCTTGCAAATTGACCTAATTGAAATATGTTTACATCAGATACATAGTTATCATAAAAATTAAAATTATGACTTTGATTACTGAACGCAGCTTTTTGCCATAATTCAAAATAACTTCTTTCTCTTAAAAACTTATCAGCATAAAATGTAGCATTTATATCGGCCGATTTATAATCAATTGCTATTTTATATGCAGGACCGTGATGTTTCACTTCTTTCATTTCTATAGTACGCTCAGGCATAGATATAGCAGAACAAAATGCTTGTACACGTCTTGCGTTTGTTTTTTGTACAGCAATCATTTCAGCTGAACTTTTAAATGTTGTTTCTAATTCGTTTGCACCACCACTCAATTCAGCACCTGTGTCAGCATTAGTAATGCCAGCACCGCCTGCTCTAGGTAAATTAAATTCTACGTAAAATCTTGCTTTACGAGCAAATCCTTCTGCCTCATTAATATATGATTGTACACGACCTATTGTAGTTTCCGGATTGCCACCTGCCTTTTGTCTAAAACGTGGATCATTTTCAACATTATCAAGTGAACGATCACGTGGTAAACCTATTCTTACATCAAAACCACCAATTCGAACTCCGCCTCTTAATATTGCCATTAGATAAAACTCCTTGAAGCTGCATATACAGAACTAGCAGGCCTTTTTTGAAACTGTTGCACAGGCAAATAACAAGCAATAGCTGCTTGGTTTAAATCTATTCTCAAAAAACTTGATCTTACGTGTTTATACAAATATTTTTTAATTGTTGCTTTTGATAATGGTATAGATTTAACACGGCTCCAACTTACATCAAATCTTGCCTTCGATAAATCTTTATTTGTAGCGTATCTTTGCATTTGCTCTAATAGTCTTAATCTAGCTCCAGGTGCTAGATAGTGAAAGTTTAATCCACTAAAACCACCTTTAATACTTTCTAATGGCAGTACAAGTGGAAACGTATCGTAATATGGTAAAGTTTCTTTATACTTTGGATCATAAAAGAATAAATTTAATAAACCAATATTAGGTCTCGCAGATAATTTTCCTTGCGACATTAGTTTTTGTGCAGTTATTTTTTGACCAATTGATGATATTGCGTTTTTATACCAAGTCGCCGACTTAGTATTATCGCCTTGTTTGTCCGTTATTTTATCTAGTATTGAAACCATTTACTATATTTATGATGAAAGTATTAGTTTATTTTGAAAAAACTAAATCTTTTGGTACTCTAACTAAATCACCAATATAGTGATTCCAATGCTTATTTTGATGGCCTATTTCTTTTAATTTAGCCATTATATCATTATATTTTGCTAAATTATCTGGATTAGTATTATTAGATGAGAAGTTTATAGTTTTTATAGGTGATAAAAATTTTTTTGTTATTGACATTTCATTTATTAATACAGTTTTAGGATCATAATAATATTTTTCATTGGTAATTAATCTATTATCTTTTAATATATGATGCCACAAATTAAAATTTCTGCTATAAAAATTAGATTCACCAATTCTATTTGCATAATCTAAAGCTATTCTATAAGTTACTTCACAAAGGTGCATTGGTATATAAAAAGATTGATCGTCAGTGTTAGATTTATTTTCATAAATTTTAAAATATTTTATTAAATCTCTTTTTTCTAAATCACCCTCACCTATGATAATAAATTGATTAGTAGGAATTTTATCTATGAAATATGGTATAGTTGAATATAATGGATATGCAACATAGTTTTTATGAAAATTGTTTAAAGTATAATCTAAAACATTTTTGAGTGTATCTTCAAACACGTTTAATTTTGTATCATATTTTTTAGATATAGATTCAACCAACTCTTTTAAATGATCGTTCACACCTACTATATGAAAGAAATAATGTTCTGTAGGAATTTTAAGATTGTATAATGAATTAGCTATCATTTCAGAATCAATACCAGATAACAATAGTGCTACAGATGATATATTCTTTTGCTTCATTTCATTATAAATTTCTGTAGTGGTCAAATCAATTGCTTCAAAGAAGTCTTTAGTGGTAATCTTGTCAAAATCAGATATTTGATAAGAAAAACTACAATCTGTATTTGAAAATGTAAATTCACGTTTCATATAATTATTTATATCAGTTATAGACGCCTATATCCTTCTCGGTAAATATCTTAAACTCTAAATCGTTACCCTCACAATACGCTTTAGCGGCTTGCCATTTAGCTTGGTTCTTTATATATTCTAATTGTTCACGCATAAAAGCACGACCTTGTTTCTTTGGTTTTTT